GAGGAATTCGAACCGCTTCCACCACGGTCTACCCCGCCTCCGCTTCCGCTGCCGCCACTGGCAACCACATTCACGGTCATAGTAATGGTTCCGATAGCGGCTTGCAGGGCGCTTGTCAGCTTGCTGCCAAGGTCAGACATAGCCTGTACTGCCGTGTCTCCACCCTCTGTAAGAGCGTCCCGGAAAGCGCTCATAGTAGCCGCTGCCGCCGCTCCGGCCTCTCCGGACTTGTCCCACTCGCCTACCTCCGAATTAAACTGTTCTCCCAGCTCTGTCAGCTTGTTCCCAAGGTCGGTGATACCCTCAGTCATGGATAGGGTCAGGCCGTCCCGGCTCTCTTCAAGCTGGGATTGCAGCCCGGTCAGGTTCTGGACAATCTGCTGCCCTCCCTCAGAGGTTGCGCCGCCAGCCTTGTCCATTGCATCCACAATCGCTTGGGCGTAGGCCGCACCGTCAGCGCCCATAGATTGTAGCTGGTTGGCAAAGCTACCCAGGCCCGCTTCCGTCAGGGTCTGGATATTCTGGTTGTAGGTCGTGAAGTAGTCAATCTGGGACTGCATCCCGTCCGTCATGTCCTTCAGGGAGACCTTCGCCTGTTTCGCCACCTTCTGGAAGGGGGAGAACCAGCCGTCAATATTCTGGGAAATCTGATTGTAGACGGAAACGGCGTTGTTCATCAGCTTTGTGACGGAATCCGTGTAATTGTTCGTGATTTCTTGCAGCCGACTGACGGGCTGTTCCGTAGCCTCTGCCGCCTCCGCCATTGTGTACGCGCCTGTTTCAATAATCTTTTTGAAATTATTGTACTGGGCTTGTGCCAAACTGTATGCGTAATCATCACTTTTCAACCACTCCGTTCCGGCGTTATCCCCGGAATAGCTGTCATTCAAAGCATCCATTGCGGCCTTTGCCTTTTCCATCCCCGCAACAGCCTCTTCATAGGTCGTTGCGGACACCTGCGACTGTTCATCAAATTCCTTGACGTACTCGCTGGCATGGTGGAAAGCAAGGCCCAACGCTCCTACCGTTACGGCCCCAATTGCTACAGGCCCGGCAATACTTCCGGCCCCCATTGCGGCAAACGCCAATTCAGCCGCCGTTTTAAGCTGCCCAAAAGCGTTTATTGCTTTCACAATGGCAACTCCGGCAAGCGTGGTTCCCAAAGCAATGGCAACATCCTCAACGACCCCGAGGTAGCTGTCGAAATTCGTAGTCAAATCCTGAATGATCGGAATCAGCCTGCTCAGAAGCGGATCGCCTACACCGGCCAGAAACTGCCGCCAGGTCTCCTTCAGGTTTCCGACAACATTTTCAAAGCCGTCTGCCTCTCTGGAAGCCTGCCCCATAGCACCGGAAAGCTCCTGTGCGTCCGTAACCATTTTCAGAAGCGTCTGCTGCTTCTGAATCTCGGTCAAATCCTGGTATTTCTGGCCGAACAGCTCCATCGCAGCCGCGTTTCTGGTTGTTTCCGTACAAGAAACACCCAGCGCCGCGTCATTCGCAAAATTGCCCTTCAAGAAGGATTGCAAAGATTCTGTCGCGTCTTCCAGACTGATATCGTAGTATGCCGCCGCGTCAGCCGCAGCGGTCAAGGCAGTTTGCATCAGGTCAAGAGCCTGTGCGCTGTCCGCGCCGGACGATTTCGCAAAAGCGTATATTTTCGTTCCGGAATCCTGAAGCCGTGTCGCCACAATGCCGGTTTCCTCGGCGATCGTGTTCAGAATGCTTCTGGCCGTTTTTGTCAGGTCTTTACCGCCAACGGAAAAAGTCTGCTGGAACTGCGCGTTGGATGCTTTGACCTCTGCCGCCGTTTCCACGCAGGTCTTTCCGAAGGCAACGATTCTGTCAACAGCGAAATACGTTGCGACCATTGACCCGATTTTGGAAAACGCGCCGGAAATGACGTTACTGGACTCTTCGGCGCTTCCCGCAACATCCGAAAGCGAAGTGTCAAATTTGTTTGCTTCCTTCTCCGCCTCCGACAATGCTTCCTTATTTTCCTTTAACTCTTTGGAAAGGCGGTCGATTTCCTGCGCGCACTCTTTCGCTTCTTTTGAATTCTTACCCTGGGTCAGGTAAAAATCCTGATATTTCCGCTTCAAAAGGTTGATTTTGTTCTGCTGGGTGTAAATAGCGTTGGTCAGCTTCTCGGTGTTCTGGCCGAAGCTCTCAAAGGCCGTTCCCGCTTTTTTTGCGCTTTCAGACGCTTTCGAAAGGTCGGCCTGTGCCTTGTCCACTCCTTCCAGTGCAATCTTTCCCATCAGCGTAAATAAATCCAATCCCCTTCACCTTCTTCCTGCGAAAATAAAAAAGCCGCCCAAGGGCAGCCGTCTACAGCTCCCCCGGCGGTACAAAGTTCAGGATTTCCCGGGACTGCTGAATAATCGATGCAAGGTCTTCCCCGCCGGTCTCCGCGGCGCTGTCCGGTTCCAGGGATTCCCGGAATTCTGCATATGACTGTTCAAAGTCCTTATGCAGCCAAAGTTCCCATAGCGCTTGTTCCTCTGTTTCCTCGTTCTTGATGGCCACAACCTCGCAAATAAATTCGTAAAGCCGCCCGCAACGAATCATCCGGTCAAGCAGGGGCAGCGGGTCAGAATACCGCTGGAAAAGCAGGTCAATAAAGCGAATATCGCCTACTTGAACAGCCTTGCAGCAGCCCCGAAAAAATCCTTGAATTCCTCTTTCTTGATGGTGTCAACCACCATATTCATGAAAACGGGCATAGGCAGGGCGGCAATATCCTTCGCACTCATGCCGGACAGGCCGGACAGCAGCTTGTAAATATCGGCCTTGCATTTGGGCAGGTTGGAAAAAATCACATCCGCAATGTTCACGGCAATGGTGATGCCGATGGCCACCGCGTCCGGCTTCTCTCCCTCCGCTTTCTCGCCCGTCATGGCAGCAATAGCGGCTTTCACATCATCGGATTCAAACGCCGCCTTGAATTCCTTCAGGCCAATGCCGGAAATGATCTTGAACATGGGGAAAACATCGTCAGCAGTCATTTCCCGCAGCGTATAGGCTTTTTCTTCGCGCATTGTAAAACCTCTTTCTGGTTAGATTGGTTTAAGGCCGGGTTGCCCCGGCCCTGTGTTGCTGTCAGGAAGCCTTGGGATAGTAAATATGCCAGGGCAGCTTATCCTGGTCGGTGGAATCGCCGAATTCGGCGTAACTTTCGAAGGTGTACTTGCCCGCAGCACCTTCCTTGTTCTTGCCCTCATGCTCAAAGCCGGACGTGCAAAGGGCGTTTTCCAGAATGGCAATGATATACTTGCCGCTTAGGGTCTTGCCCACAAAGGCGATATTCTCCCAGTAATCGCCCTCGGCAATCTCCGTCTTGGATTCGATTACGTCATAGGTGGTGTCCGCAGACGTGCCCGCTTGGCCCAGAGTTGCCGCCTGGATAATATCCTTGGTCAACTCCGCAAAGTTGATTTCCATAGTGGCCGTTTCGCCGGTCTTCTGGGCCATGCCCTTGGACTTCACACCGATACCGTCAACTTCAATGTTGGCGATTTCGGGGACAATGGAAACCTTGGAACCGCCGTTGGTGGCGCCAACAAGGGATTCCGCAAAGTTCCAGGAACCGGAAACGCCGCCGGAACCTGCCGTATACTTCAGGCCCTTGTGAATCGTGCCAGCGCCGAAAACGATATTGCCCGGGGTCTTGTTGGTAACGCCGGACTTGCCAAAAATAGCCATTAACTCACGCTCCATTCTTTGACTGTAAGATTTATTTGGATGCGGTCTAGTTCCGCATCCTCCGTCGGAATAGGTTGGGCGTTCCCGTAGGCGATAGCTACAATGCCATCGTCAAATGGGAACGCCCGTCCTTCCAATGTGAAATAGTTTCTGATTTTGCCTTTTGCCGTTTCAAGGGCAGCTTCGGAACCAGCCCCACGGGCGAAGCCCGTTAGGATGACGGTGCATTCCTGCAAGCCGTCCTCGCTCAGAGAATCGGTCTCCATGTAATCACCGACAAAGTAGGGGTATCCGGGCTTTCTGCGAAATCGCCGGAAAGCGTATTCCAGCCCCATTTCCTGCATTGCCGCTTTCACGACTTTCAAAGTGTTGTCCGTCATTCACCCACCGCTTCCTTTATTGCCCGCTCGATCAGCTTGACAGCCTTGCCCTTCGTACTTTCAAAGGCTCTCTGCAAAGTGTGGTTCGGACGCTTGCCGAAGGTAAAATGCCAGTCCCCCGCAGCGTCCCGGTACACCCAGCCGCCCTTTCTGCCGTCACCACCAGCCGCATATTCGCCGGTTCCGTATTCCTCCCAGATTGCATTCTGCAATGGACTTCCGATGGTCGCTGTTCTTGCGCCCTCGTCCACCAGATATGTCCAGCTGCCTTTCAGCTGACCGGAACGCACACGGGAAAGTCTGGCCGCCTTTGATGCGATTTCAACGGCGGCTAACCGCAGGCCGGTACCAACGCCGGAATTCAGAGCTTTTTTCACCTGAATGGTGTAGTCCTTAAATTCAACGCTCATTTACTGGCCCCCCGTGTACTTCAGGTAGATTTCCAGCTGCTTGTGCATCTCCATGGGGTCATCGATCAGCAGCACGTCATACCGCTTTCCGGCAATGACGGTCCGGGAATTTTCTGCGGTGACAACATCATTCAGGGCCACATAGTCAGCCACAAAAACGTGGGTGGATTCCTGCAACTTTGTGTTGTAATTGGTATGCTTGCTGTCCCCTCCGGTCAGGTCAAGCCAGCCCCGCACCTTCTGCACGTCTACCCAGGTTTCCACCTGCGCCCCGATTTCATCGGTTTCCACAGTCCTGCACTGGAGAAAGGCGTATACATTGCCGCCGATGCTCATACGCTCACCCCTTGGCCGAACCTGGCTTTCTTGTAAGGCTTCAGAAATCCCAGCAGGGACTTGGGAAAGCCCATGCTGGAATTATCCCCGTCCATATTGAAATAGGTGACAGAGTGCCGGGAAATGGACTCAGACTGTACGCCAGCCTTGTCCCCGTTGTCAAGCTGCCACTGAAGCATTCTTGCCACGCCCTGTTTCACATCGGCGGGGTAGACCACCTTTGTGATGACTACCCCGCTTTCGTCAAACAGTTCTTCCATGACCGTAATGCTCCCATCAGAGACCGCCGAAACAGTAACCAGACCAGAATTCAATTCCGATTCCGTAATTTCCAGGGTGTCCCCAGCCTTGAAGGGAGCTGCTCCGGGAACAAGCAGCTGATTCCCATCAGCTACAGCCACGGCAACCGTCCGGAAGGCCCGCTTCTGGAAATTGTTGTTGGTATACCCACGGACTAACAATTCCAACGCTTGCAGACGGGCTTCAAGCACCTTGTTGGAAATGTCAGTCGTTACATACTGT